AACAAATAGACAACACTAACAACAAGACAACATAACAACATCATCATAGGAGTGTTCCAAATTGGAACACCACTTGGGAATAAAAAATGCCCCCAGCAGAACTAGAGGCATTGGGAGTTACAGAGGGTTTATTGATATATTTCAATACTTATCTTTTCCCAGAAATATCTAGAATAAGTATGTCTGTTAAAAGTGCGCCAATATAATCTATGGGTAAGTTGACGTGTGAGTAGCTTACCTTTCATCCTAGCACCATCATTCTTACCATCATGATGATAAGTCCTACAAGAGCCAGTCCAATCAGCGCACCAGTTACAGCGCCCATAATAGCCTTAAGCTTATAGTCTGGCTTGTGAGGCCATCCAAGGCACTCCTTCTGCATCTTCTGATGGTGTGTGAGTTGAGAGAAGAGTTCTCCCTCGTAGCGAGTTAAGTTGCGGCGTTCATGATGTTGCATGGTGTTCTCCTTAGTTAATAGGTATTACACGAGTTAACTTATTGGCGATACATTTAGTTACTTTGTATCCTTCTTGTGCCGTGAATTTAAGTATTAAGGTGCTAGCACATTGCAGCATCTTATCACTGTCATGGAATTTCTTAGTTGTGAGTATGTGTGTGCCATTAAAGGACACCACAAAATAATAGTAGTTCATATCATTACCTGCTGAGTTGCCAATCATGCCCACTGTTGCCAATGAGCATGGGTAGAACTCAGGCGCTGAGCGCAGCGATAGCCTTGGCTTTGTCTTCTGGGGACATAGCGGCAATTTGCTCGAGGAGCGACAGCTTGGACTTCACCACGCGATTACCCACTTTGTAGTCGGTGACTTTAATCGTAACTTCGGCAGGGATGGAAGACTTGCGCCATGCGCCTTGGAGTTTGACGATTAGGGCTTGCTGAGCCAGCGCGCGCAAGTCATCTTCTGTCATGCCCGTCCAGTCCAGTGTCAAGTTGGTTTCTTGTGCTGGCTCGGATGCAGTTGGTTTTGTGCTGACTTTGGTATTGGTGTTCATGTTAGTTCCCTTGTGTGATTGTTCGTAACAGTGTTGTTACATATTGTTGGATGCGTAGCGGGTGAATTTGTAACAATTATTTTTAACCGCCCATGTAAATAGATGTTAAGACATAGTTATCTTGTCCCCATAGTTCACCTTGCGCAGGTGCATAAAAATCAAGTTCGCCGTGCTCATCCTGAACACTCAATGATATATCCGTATCGGCAGGGAGTGCTTGTAAAAGTGTAATCAATTCATGTGCTTTCATGTTGGTGTGTCCTTTGTTGGTGACAATAATACATAAGCATGTATCGTGCCAACATAACAGGGTGATATATCAACGTGTGTTGATAATATAAGTGACACATCACGTCACAATGTGACAACACTGACATATAGCGTCACTAAGTGACAATACACACTGTAATGTTATAATGTTGCGCCAAGGGGTACGCCCATCTTTTTATGTCGGTCCTTGAAAAAATAGGGGTGGGAGGGGCAAAGTCTAAAAGTGTGTGGTGGGGTGTAATGCACTAAACTATCCGCGACACAAACTAAAACCCCTAGTGGGTTCATCGGGACTAGTGGGAAGGGTAGGTATTGACACGGTTTTGCGTTTGGGGTAAAATTGGGCCATGATAGTAGTAAGCTTCTTTTACCCACGAGACAACCGCCATGCCCAACGTTAGTGAACAACTACTACAGATGTACACCCAAGAGCAAAGAGATGCTCTTGTTGCTGTGCAGCAAAGGTTGCTTGAGGACCCCAGCAGCTTAGACACCCGTAAGAAAGGTGAGGTGGTTGATGAACGCAAGAGTTGATCTAGATGATGAAGATGGTTATGGTGTTGAGGTTAAGCCCGAATGGGAGATGAAGAAGCTCAAGCCCGTTCATCAGGCGATTTGTGCGCTGTTGGCACAGGGAAAACGTAATGTAGATATTGCTCGGCTGATGGATGTTACGCCAGAATACATTACTATGTTGCTAAGGCAGCAGTTAATCAAACAAGAAATTGCACGTATCAGCGAAGTTGCCGGAGCACGCCTTGAAGCCATGTTTGAGCAGAGCGTTGACGTTATCGCTGAGACGATGCAAAACGGGAATCACGGAAATAAGTTGAAAGCGGCAAGACTTCAGCTTGAAGCCACCAAAAGGATTGGTAGACCCGACCCATTGGCTGGCACGAATGTAGACAACACAGACAGGCTTGAGCGTCTTGCAGAACGATTACTCGGTCTCCAGTCAAAAATGCAAATAAGGGCGAACAATGAAGTCATTGAAGAAGTTCAATTCAGGGAAGTCGGGCAGCCTTATCAAGAAATCGGGTGCGAAACAGCCGAAGCAAGTCAAGGTGAATCCAATGCCTAGGCCGAGTAAGAAAATCTCCGGACGAAAAGGGGAGCGGCATTGAGCCAGATTATAATTTTACCTCAGAAAACTTCTACTGAGGCTCTTACGTTTAACTTTTCTTTCGCTAACGTTCTAGATATTAATGAAGATATCACATCAGTAGTTGTAACAGCTACTGTACTTTCTGGAGTAGATCCTGATCCAGCCTTAGTTTTGGGCGATGAGCCTTTGTTTACAACTACAGATGTTTTTGTAAATGTTAAAGATGGAATTAGCGGTGTTATTTATTTAATTACTTGTGATGCAAGAACTGAATTTGGCCCAAACTTTTACCATCATATCATGACAGGTAAATTAGCTGTAGTTGATGGCGGATTCTAATGACGGTTAAGTTAACCGCACCACTAATTGAAGCCTTTGCAGGCGTTTTTTTGTCTCCTCGTTATGATGATGCGAAGCCAACGCCACAGTTTCATCGAGAAGCTTGGGAACTTTACTCAAGCCCAGAAAAACAGTGCGGTTGCGTTGCTCCACGTGACCACGCCAAAAGTACGGGCTTGACCTTTGATTATATTCTTGCAGAAGTTTGCTTTAGGAATAGTGATTATGTGATTCTGATTGGCTCGACTGAGGATAAGGCGGCTGAGCAGCTCAGCAATATTAGTGAAGAGTTGGAAACTAATATTCCGTTGCGGGAAGAGTTCGGAATCAAGGCCTTTGAAAGCCAACAAAAGACGGAGATTATTGTTCTTTGTGACGACGGTCATAGGTTTAGGATTGTTGCTCGCGGCGCTGAGCAGAAGATTCGTGGTGCTATGTGGAAGGGTAAGCGACCGAATCTCATTGTCTGTGATGATATGGAAGACGATGAGCAGGTTGAGAATAAGGATAGACGTTCTAAGTTCCGCAGATGGTTTTTTCGCGCGGCTAAGCAAGCTTTAAGTAAGAGTGGGAAGATTCGCGTACATGGCACGATCTTGCACGAAGACAGCTTGCTTAGTCGCCTTATGAAGAACAAGATGTGGAAGTTTAAGTTTTACAAAGCCCACACGAGTTACAGTGATTTCAGCCACATACTGTGGCCAGAACGGTGGACGCAACAGGAACTTCGAAATCGGCAGATTGAGTTTGAAGAGGACGGGGACTCAGGTGGTTATAGTCAGGAATTCTTAAACACCCCTCTTGATAATAACGAAAGTTATCTGAAGAAAGAAAACTTTTTGGCGATGCGAGAAGAAGATTATGACAGTCCCAAGAAATTTATTTGTGGTGCGGACTTTGCTGTCAGCAAGTTAGATTCTGCAAACAGAACGAGTTTTACGGCTGGTGGTATGGATCTTAATGGAGTGGTTCACTTCATGGGCCAAGTAGTTAATCGTTGGGATACTGCAGAGTGGGTTGAGGAAATTTTTCTTTTTGCTGAGCGGTGGAAGCCTGAAGTTTTTGTTGTTGAGGATGGACAGATTTGGAAGAGTGTTAAGCCATTCTTGTATGCTGAGATGCTAAAGCGTTACAAGAACAGCGATAACTTCATTAACTTTTATCCTATTCTTCCAACAAAAGATAAAGCTGTTCGTGGCAGAAGTTTGCAGAAGCGTCATAAGAGTGGTGGCTGTCGTTATGATAAGACTGCAAGCTGGTATCAGAATTACGAAGCGGAGCTGTTAACTTTCACTGGTGTTACTGACGCCAAGGCTGATGATCAGTTTGACAGTTCTGCCCTTGTCAGCAAAGGTTTCGATCTTGAACCGGAGTTGGAAGAAGAAGATTTTAAAGATGAGGAAGAACTACAGATGGAACGTGAAAGTCGCAGGGGTCGATCCAGTGAATCAAGTGGTCGCAGCTGTGCCGGTTATTAACTTCTGTTCCAAATTGGAACACAACTTTGGAGATATTTAGATGCAATCTTTTGGCAGTGTTAAAAAATTAAAACTCAAAGATGGGAAACCGCTAAAACCTAAGAATTCTTCATCTACTCCAACAGGAGTTAGATTGTTAGGAAACTCTGCCCCTACTACAGCTATCGCATTAAAGAAAAAAGCAGAAGTAGATGCTATGAAAAGTGATGGTATTAAAGGTAATTATGCAGCTTATATGAAAGCTAACGGAGGTAAGTATGCTGATGATACGCCTACAGTGGCCGTAGGTGAACCTAATCCATCTACACCTAATGTACCTACTCCAAGAGTTCAACGTGCGCAAGCAAGAAATCAAACTGGTGAGCGTATAGATAAAATTTCGCAGAATGTTTCCCGTCGAGGTGTAAGTCGTCCTGGGTATGCTCCTGGTAAGGATGGAAAAACTCCTACCAGCATTGATACAGGTCCGGCTATTCCTATGCCAAAGTCTCCTATTAATAGTCCTGTAACAACTCCAGTTACAGCAAACTCCCCAAGTGCTGGTAAACCTGGAAGTATTGATCAAGTTAACCCTGGTAGAGCTATCCCAGGTAATAACAATTCGCAAATTAATATTAACGGAACTACTGCCGGGGGCATGGGCCGTATGAGTGCTTATGATGGTATTCTTCCTCGTGCTCGTAGGAGTCGTCAGTAATGCTTAATCTACACTCCCACATAAAGCTAAACTTGGAGACAATTCAGTCGCCTAACTTGTGTGCCAGCTTCTCAAAAGAAGATCTTACATCCATTGGAAACTGGGTGTGGGAGTGCTTTGATCGAGATCAGCAAAGTCGAGATAAGTGGTATAAGAGAACTGAGGCTGCTATGGACCTCGCACTTCAAGTGCAGAAGACCAAAACTTTTCCTTGGCCGAACTGCAGTAACATTAACTTTCCTCTCGTCACCATCGCGGCGTTACAGTTCCACTCTCGTGCTTACCCTGCTATTGTAAATGGGCGAAAAGTTGTTGACTGCCGTATTATAGGCGACGATCCTCAAGGACTTCAAAAAGCTCGGGCAGATAAAATCTCCAACCACATGAGCTGGCAGTTGTTGGAACAGGATGAAAGCTGGGAAGAAGAGCAAGATCGCGCCCTTATTAATGTGCCAATCGTAGGCGTGAACTTCAAAAAGAGTTATTACGATTCTAGCTGTGGCCACAATCGCAGTGTTTTAGTTCTGGCTCGAGACCTTGTGCTGGATTACTGGGCTAAGTCCGTTGAGGATTGCCCAACCAAGACTCACATCATTCCTATGTATCGCAATGATATTTATGAACGTGTGCAGCGTGGTGTGTTTGAAGATGTTTTATCCGAGGCTTGGTATATGCAAGCCGCTCAGATATATGATGGGCCTAATAAAGACAGACAAAATAAAAGGGACGGAACTAATACTCCTACTTCAAATGAGAACACACCCTTCACCCTGCTTGAACAGCACTGTGTTCTTGACCTCGATGGAGATGGTTATGCAGAGCCCTACATCGTAACCATTGAGCAAAGCTCTCGCCAAGTTCTTCGTATCGTTACTCGTTTTGATCGTCTGGAAGATATTGAACGTAACAACGCGGGCGAAGTTATCCGCATCAATCCTATGGAGTACTTCACCAAGATTCCATTTATTCCTAATCCTGATGGAAGTATCATGGACATAGGTTTCGGTATTCTGCTTGGCCCTCTTAACGAGAGTGTAAACGCTACCATTAATCAGATGTTTGACGCTGGTACTATGGCAAACACTGCCGGTGGGTTTCTTGGCCGGGGGGCTAAGATTCGTGGCGGTGTTTACACTTTCGACCCATTCTCCTGGAATCGAGTTGACTCAACGGGTGATGATCTTCGTAAGAATATTTTCCCTCTGCCAGTGCGCGAACCCAGTATGGTTATGTTCCAGCTCCTCACTTTCCTCGTGGAGTACACCAATCGCATAAGTGGTTCAACCGACATGCTTGTTGGCGAGAATCCTGGCCAAAACACACCTGCCGAAACCAGCCGTGCTATGGTTGAGCAAGGCACCAAGATTTATTCTGCAATCTTCAAGCGTATTTGGCGTGCTATGAAGAATGAGTTCAAGAAGCTGTACGTCCTAAACTCCATTTACTTGCCCGTGAACGGAACCACTTACGGCGCGGGTGGGGCGAAGATCGCACGTGAAGACTACGCAGGCGGTGACGCTGCCGTGATACCAGTCGCCGACCCGACTATCACATCAGACGGAGCGCGATTCGCGCAAGCGAACACAGTTCGCGAAGCCGCGAGAACTGCCAGCGGGTACAATCCGGACGCTGTTGAGCGCATGTTCTTGCAAAGTTTGCAAGTTGATAATTTGGATGTAATTTTTCCGGGTACTGATAAGATGCCTCCGCCTGCGCCTGATGTTAAGATTCAGGTTATGCAGATGAAACTTGAAGTGGATAGTGCAAAACTTGAATTTGAAAAAATGAAGTTTGTAAATGTAATGCAGCAAACGCAACAACTTAATATGGCTAAGATTCAAGAGCTTCAAGCTAAAGCATTTAAACTAATGGAAGAAGGAAAAGCCGAACCAGAAAAGAATCGTATCAATGCTATTAACGCAAGTATTCAAGCTACCACAGCTGAGAATAATCAGATTAACGCACAAATAAAGATGATGATGGAGTCTATGAAACATGAACAATCAGGAGATCTCGCCGGAACAGGAGTTATTTCAGGAGTGGAAAAGTCATCCAGTAACCCAGCAGCTGATTCGTTGGGCTTCCCTAAAACGGAATAACTTGATGGAGCAATGGGCAAGCGGACAGTTTTCTGCCTCTTTTACATCTGAACTAATTGCAAGAAATGCAGGTGCTACTGGCGCTTGCTCAGTGTATGAGGAACTAATAGAACTTAAACAGGAAGATTTAGATACGGAGCTTTTAAATGATAAATGAGTCAGGATTGCTGCCTCTTGGCAGAGCAGTTTTAGTTGAGCCTTATAGTCCAGAGATTAAAGAAGGTCTTATTGTTTTACCGGATGAAGTTCTTGGCCGTGATCAGATGATTGAGCAACGAGCTACAGTTATTGCTGTAGGTGTAAGTGCCTGGTGTGATGAGAGTGAGCCAAGAGCAAAACCTGGGGATCGTGTTTTAGTTTCTCGCTTTGCTGGTTTTATGGCTAAGGGTACAAAGGATGGTAAACAGTATAGGTTTATCAATGATCGAGATATTTTTGCTGCTATTGAGGTGGAGTCATGAGTGGAGAGAATCAAATTCCTGATGAAGTAATTCAGGAAGCTAAAAACATGGGTTGGGTTCCTAAGGAACAGTTTAAAGGTAATGAAGATAAGTTTGTTGATGCAGATGAGTTTGTTGAAAAGGGTAGGCACGTTATGCCTATCATGCAACAAAATAATAAACGCCTACAAAATGAACTATTGACACGAGACCAAAAAATTGTTACATTGGAACAACGTCAACAAAAAGCTGACGAAGCTATTGAAAAGCTGACGAAGCAACAAGTAGAAGTGCAAAAGCGTAGTTTTGAAGACGGTAAGAAAGCTCTTGCTGCATCTTTGAAACAAGCGCGTGAGAATGATGATGTAGAAGGTGAGCAACGAATTCTTGAAGAACTCATTGACTTACGAGCAGAAGAAAAGGCAGCTGCAACGGCGCCTAAGAAAGAACCAGAAAAGAAAGAAGAGTATACCGAGAACCTGTCAGCTGATTATAAAAATTGGGTTACAGAAAATCCTTGGTATGGTGTAGATAAAAAGAAAACCAAAGAATATACTCGATTAGCAGAAGACCTTCGTGAAGAAGGTAATGTATCTACAGGTGCGGCTTTTTACGCAGATTTAGATGCAGCTTACGCAGAACGCTTTGGGGAACAGCAACAAACAAGACAGAGTAAAGTAGAGACAGGAAATAATCGTAGCGGTTCTCGCAGCGCAAAGACTTTTGCAAATCTTCCCGCTGCTGCAAAACAAGCATGTCATGATGATGCAGATGTTCTTGTAGGCCCTAATTGCCGATATAAGACAATTACGGAATGGGAAAATAGTTACGCAAAAATCTATTATGAGAATGAGGAAGCTTAAATGAGTAATGAAACTAAAAATCCTGCAAACGCTTTAGAGCTGCCAAAAAATTATCGGCCTATGACTAGTGCTGTTATGCGTTTAGAAGTTCCAGAAAAGGATGGCTTTCATAGACATTGGTTTCGTGGTACTGGTGAACGTTTAGCTAGAGCGCAACAAGCTGGTTATGTTTTTGTAGATCCAAAAGACGTACAGGTAAATAATTTTGACTTGGGCGGAAACTCTGCAGAAAGTGGTAACACTGACTTAGGTTCTCGCGTGAGTGTGGTGTCTGGGGATGACGCGGATGCATCAGGCCAACCTGGTCGTATGTATCTTATGGAATGTCCAGATCACTTGTATGAATATGCTCAGGGTATTCTTGAGCAAAGAAATGAGTCGGTAGCGGAGGCTCTCCGTGGTGGTAAACTAGGTACAGGTTATGATGGAGAAACACAAACAGATTCACAAAATCGCTACGTCAAGGGCAAGTCCCCTGACTTATTTACCCCACGTAAAAACCGGAGATAACAATGGCTAACGCTAATCGTCCAACCGGCCTTTCACCAGTAGGTAGCATTTTAGGTGCTCCTTTCAATGGCCGTGTTTCGCTTTACTCTATTGCAGCAGCTTATGCTTCTGCCGCTCTTTACATTGGTGATCCAGTAATTTCCTCGGGTACGGCAGATAGTAGTGGTCGTCAAGGTATTACCTTGGCTGCAGCTACTGGCCCTATTCGCGGTGTTATTGTAGGTATTGGTAAAGATCCTAATTTTCTGGCTAACCCAGGTAATTTGGATATTACCTATCGTCCAGCAGCAGCTCAAACGACTGACTGGTATGCCCTTGTATGTGATGATCCTACAACTGTTTTTGAAGTACAAGAAGTAGGTACAGGTACTCCACTAACCGCAACTGCAGTTGGTTTAAATACTAATTTAGTTCTTGGCACTGGTAATGGTTTTGTCTCAGGTTGGCTGCTTGACAATGCTACAGAAGATGTAACGATTGCCCTGCAATGCCGCATCTTAGGCCTTTCCCAACGTATAGATAATGCCTATGGGCAGTATGCTAAATGGCTGGTAAAGATTAATAACCATGAATTGCTGGCCGGTACTGTCGGTCTTTAAGGAGATATAATATGGCAGGTGTAATTAATACTGGTACGCATCCCAAGTTATTGTGGCCAGGTATCCGTGAAATCTGGGGGCAGGTCTATGACCAACATCCTACTGAATACACGGATTTGTATGAAGTTCGTAACTCTCAAAAGGCCTATGAACAGGATGTTCAAGTAACCGGCTTTGGTCTCGCTCCAGTGAAAGCTCAGGGTGGTTCCATTGCTTATGATTCGGAACAGCAAGGTTGGGTGTCAACTTATTCGCACATTGCTTATGCGCTTGGTTACATTGTAACGCATGAGGAACTTGCGGATAACTTGTACAAAGAAGTATCGCAACGCCGTGCTAAAGCTAATGCGTTCTCTTGCAGTCAAACTGTGGAAAACGTAGGTGCTTTCTTGTATAATAATGCTTTTAATACAACGTACTTTACAACTCCTGATGGTCAGTCCTTGATTAGCTCAGCCCATGTTAATGCAACTGGTGGTACTTACAGTAACGCATTGACTCCTGGTGCAGACTTGAGTGAGGCTTCCCTGGAAGATATTGGTATTCAGATCATGAACGCCACTATGGATCGCGGCTTGAAGATTTCCGTCATGCCTAAGTCCTTGCATATTCCAACTCAGGAATGGTACAACGCTAATCGGATTCTGAAAAGCGTGCTGCAATCGAACACCGCTAATAACAATATCAACGTATTGAAAGCAACTAATGCCTTCCCAGAAGGTATCAAGATGAATCACTACTTTACCTCAACGAGTGCCTGGTTTGTAAGAACCAACACCCCTAACGGTATGACGATGTTCTGGCGCGAAAAACCTAACTTTGATCAAGATAATGACTTTGATACTAAAAATGCTAAGTCTGCAACTTATCTTCGTTTCTCAGTTGGTTGCACT